CTCACCCAAGACCAAAGAATCCGCTGGTCGCAAGGCATCGTTCTGCGCTCGAATGTCAGGTATGAAAAAGAAACTGACAAGCTCAAAGACAGCGAACGATCCTAACAGCCGGATTAACAAATCTTTAAGAGCGTGGAACTGTTAAATGGAAATGGTTTTATGGAACACCGCCATCACGGTCATTTTGGCATTGATCGGATGGGGTTGGAGAATCAAAGACAAGGAACTGGAATCTCAGAAGGAAGAACTTCAAAGACTCCAGATCCTGTTGAATCGCACCCGCGAAGAGGTGGCGAAAGAATATGTCACGAAGGTTGAGGTCCATGCAGACATCAATCGGGTTCTAGACCGCCTAGACCGGCTTGATGCAAAGCTAGATAGATTGATGGAGAGAGGTAATGGATAAAGTTCGTACCGTGATGAAAGAGTTTAAACGTGGTGATCTGAAATCCTCTTCGGGTCAAAAGGTCACCAACCCCAAACAGGCTATTGCCATAGGTCTTTCCGAGGCGGGCCTTTCCAAGAAAGCCAAAGGAGGCGAAATGAAAGAGTCAAAAGCAATGGTCAAGAAGGAAGTGTCGTTCATGAAAAAGAAAGGCGCTCCTGCATCCATGATCAAACATGAAGAATCTGAGATGAAGGGCAAGGTCAAGAAGATGGCTTCTGGCGGTCTAACCTCTGGGCATAAATCGGCAGATGGCATTGCCAAGAAGGGCAAAACCAAGGGCAAAGACATCAAGATGGCATACGGCGGTAAGTGCTAAAAGGAGTTGCCATGAAAAAGGTCAAGAAATACGCCGGTGGAACTTCTGAAGACGACATCAGCAAACTTAAAGAAGAAGGTTTGAAGGCATCAAAAGATGACAAGGTTGGGTTATTGGATCGCCTCCGCATGGGTAACATTGACGACCCAAAATCTGAGGCTTATAAGCGTTTTGGTGCTGGTCGTGGTCTTGCTGAACGTACTAAGAGTATTCCTGTAGGCGAAATAAAGACCACGGATTCTGGTCGTGGTGTTCCGGGTTTTGGTGGTCCAATGCTTCCCAAACCCACCCCTGATACCCCAGAAGTTTCCATGCCAGTTGGTTTGCGTGGTGCTTTGACCGCACAGGGAACTGGAGAAGGTGGTGTATCTCCCGGTGTAGAGGGTCCTAAAGTTACCCCGCGTCCTCGTCCTCGTCCTGTTGCAAAACAAGACAAAAAACCAATCAATATTAGTACTGGTGCAAGTGGTTTTGGCACGGACGAAAAAGGTATTGCACAGCGTCGCATGGAAGGTTTAAAGGCTCCAAAGACATCCGAGCTTCGCAGTGTTGCTCGTACACGCGCTGGCACTCCAATTAAAGAAACGATGGATGCTAGGAACAGGGCTGGTCAGAAAGTTTCTTCTGGCTCTGATGCTGCATTGCCATTGTTAGGTCTTGCTGGGCTAGGTCTTGGCGCAGCAGCTTTAAATAAACGAGGATTGCGTGAAATGCAAGATGCCGAAGCTGGGGCAGGAGAAGCTTCCCGTGAAGCAGAAAGATATGGTGGCAGGGCTGGCAAGTACATCCAAGAAATAGACCCCATGTTTACAGGCAGAGCAGGGTTTGAGCAGGGTCCTATGAAAAAGGGCGGTAAGGTCAAAGCCAAGCCAGTTAAGAAATATGCATCTGGGGGCAAGGTCAGCAGTGCATCTACCCGCGCTGACGGCATTGCCAAGCGCGGTAAGACCAAGGGAAGGATCTGCTAATGGCTAAATATGAAAACCAAAACTACAATGATTTGTATGAGAGAAATACAGCAAGATTTGCTGGAGATGATGGCGTAAAAGGTGCTAAAACCAGAAGGCAATCAAGCTCTACGGTTGATAGATCTGGTAATCCTATGACAGCAGTTAATGTAGGAGTGCAAAGACCTGAAGGTATTCCAAAAACATTAAAAAAACCAATAACATCATTTAAAGGCTTTGGCGGTGGTAGTGGTGGCGCAGGTGTATCGGATACCCGCGAAATGCAGTTGGGCGCAGACCTTGACCCGAAAGCAATGATGAAAAAAGAAGGCTACAAAAAAGGCGGTAAAGTTTCTGCTTCTAGTCGAGCTGACGGCATTGCCAAACGCGGCAAAACCAAATGTAAGGTGTATTGATCATGGCAGTCACTCCATTAGATGTAGAGCAAGCCAAGCTGGATGCCAAGAATAAAAAGAATCAGGACAACATGGAAACTGGCATCTTTGGTAAACCAGTCACCCTTCCCGGCAAACCCGGCGATAAGTCCAAGCCTGTCAATTTACCGGGCAAGCCGACTAAAGCTAAGTTTGGTGAGGGCATGACCAACTACCGCAAGGGCGGTTATGTAAAGGCTGCTGACGGCATTGCCAAAAAAGGCAAAACGAAAGGACGAATCCTATGATGGCAAGCCGAGGCATGGGGGCGATTAGGGAATCCAAAGTTCCCAAGCCTCGAATTGTTAAAAAAAGGGATGGCAATTACCCAGTTGAGATTTACGCCAAAGGCGGTGAGGTTTGGAACAAGCCCCGCCCGGAAGGACTAGGGAAGCCAAAGAAACTTAGCCCAGCCAAGAAGGCAAAAGCCAAGGCGATGGCAAAGGCTGCTGGTAGGCCCTACCCGAATTTAGTGGATAACTTAAGAGCAGCGCGTAAAAAATGAAACGATGCCCTGTTTGTGAAACAGAGAAAAACTTAGATCAGTTCTGGAAAGGACAGTATCTTTGCATACCGTGCCAAAAACACAAACAGAGGAATAGTTGGGAAAGCCGGTCGCCAAAAAAGCGTCTTGAGCAGCATTTAAAGTATAAGTACGGAGTCACCCATCAAGAGTTTTTAAATGCATGGGACTCTCAAAAAGGTTGTTGTGCCATATGTGATGTAGAGCTTCCTGATTTAATGACCTATGAAAATAGGAAGCGTAAATATGCGATTGATCACAATCATGAAACCGGTGATTTTCGCGGTATTTTGTGTCTAAATTGCAATTCATTGCTTGGCATGGCAAAAGATTCTGTTGATGTTCTTGCAAAAGCCATAAGTTACCTTGAAGAAAAAGGTTCTTACGGTTTAATGCTGGTTGACAACATGAGGGCAGCAAAATGACAACCACCGGCTCCACTCTATTCAATATGGAGTTCACGGAGATCGCCGAGGAGGCGTGGGAGAGGGCTGGGCGCGAGATGCGCAGCGGTTACGATCTCAAGACTGCTCGTCGTTCCATGAACCTTTTGACGATTGAGTGGGCAAACCGTGGTATCAACATGTGGACAATCGAGCAAGGGACGATTACGTTCGAGCAAGGTTTAAACACATACCCACTACCTATAGACACGATTGACCTGTTGGAGCATGTAATTCGTACAAACGCCAACCAGCAGAACCTGCAAACTGATTTAAACATCAGCCGCATCAGCGCATCGACCTACGCAACAATCCCAAATAAGCTCACTCAAGCTCGTCCAATTCAGATCTGGATACAGCGGTTGTCTGGTCAGGTTGGTCCTGCCGGGGCTACCTTGGTTGGCAACCTTACTGCCACAAGCAACACGATCACCCTAAGTTCCACAAATAACTTAGCCTCAAGTGGATACATCCGGATTGACAGTGAAGACATCTACTACGGTTATATTTCTGGCAACGTCCTGATGAATATATTCCGTGGTCAGAACAACACAACCGCCGCATCCCATACCACTGGCACAACGGTCTATGCGCCGCAGCTTCCAGCCGTTACTGTCTGGCCTACGCCTGATGGCTCCCAGACCTACACGCTTGCCTACTGGAGACTGCGCAGGGTGCAGGATGCGGGTAACGGTGTCCAGACGGCAGATATGAACTTCAGGTTCTACCCATGCCTAGTCGCAGGATTGGCTTATTACATCGCCATGAAGATCCCAGAAATGGCATCAAGGCTGGATATGTTGAAGGCTGTCTATGACGAACAGTTCAATCTGGCGGCAGGAGAAGACCGGGAAAAAGCTGCTCTGAGACTTGTCCCAAGGGCAACTTTCATTGGTGGGAGTTATTACTGATGGGAAACAGATATTCCTCTGGAAAATGGAGCATTGCCCAGTGTGATATTTGCGGTTTTAGGTTTAAACTTAAGCAGCTTCGTTATGAGGTTGTTAAAACAAAGTTGTACCAATTGAAAGTTTGTGACGAGTGCTGGTCTCCTGATCATCCTCAGTTGCAATTGGGTATGTACCCAGTGGATGATCCGCAAGCAGTCCGGGAACCGCGTCCAGATACGACCTACTTTACCGCTGGTTTAAACGGTCTACAGGATGCCCCGAATGGTGGAGATGCCGGATACCCCACAGGTGGCTCACGGGATATTCAATGGGGCTGGTATCCGGTTGGTGGTTCTAGAAATTACGATGCCGTTTTGACACCAAATAATCTGGTGTCTAAGGCGCTGGTAGGAAACGCGACTGTAAGTGTGACATAAGGAGCAAACATGGATAAGTCAGAAGTTAAGAAGATCGCCGATAAGGAAGTCAAGGCGCATGAAAAACGTATGCATAAAATGAGCAAAGGCGGCGTGACAAGCTCAGAAATGAAGAAATATGGGCGTAATTTGGCTCGTGCCATGAACCAGCGTTCTACCGGAAGGGGTCGATAATGGCTAAGTTCAGTCACAAAATGGGTGGCAAGGAAGTCGGTCAGGCTAAAACCTACGCCGCGCCCCATGATATGTCTGGTAAGGCAACCAAGCCCAAGGTCAATACCGAGTCCGGCGCGAAGGTCATGGACAACATGGACATTTCTGTTGGCACGATCAGCAAGGGTAACTACCCAGCCGACAAGACCTCTGGCATCAAGATTCGTGGCACCGGTGCAGCAACCAAGGGTGTGATGGCGCGTGGTCCAATGGGGTGATAAATGAACTACGCAGACCTTGTCAGCACAGTTCAGGATTACGCGGAAAACGATTTTGACTATGCGTCTAACCCGCGAATCATAAACACGTTCATACGTCAGGCAGAGCAGCGCATCTACAACACGGTGCAGATTGCAAACCTGAGAAAGAACGTGACGGGAACACTTACGTCCGGGAACAAGTACCTCCAGTGCCCGACAGACTTCCTCTCTGTGTACTCCCTAGCAATCTATCCCAGTGGCGGCGGGGATTACTCCTATTTGCTGAACAAGGATGTGAACTTTATCCGCGAGGCATATCCCGGTCCATCAGACACCGGCAAGCCAAAACACTACGCCCTGTTTGGTCCTGTCTCATCGAATGTTAATGAACTGACATTCATCGTTGGTCCTACCCCTGATGCAAACTATGGGGCAGAACTGCATTATTACTACTACCCGGATTCGATTGTTCAAAGCCCGATTTCAACCTTGTCTATTACCAATGCTGGAACGGGATACGCAAACGGAACCTACTTCAATGTGCCTTTGACCAATGGCACAGGGTACGGTGCGCTGGTCAACATCATCATTTCCGGGAATGTCATTACTTCTGTCAGCTTGGTGGACGGTGGATGTTATTACGTCACTAACGATGTGTTGAGCGCAGACGCGGCAGATATTGGTGGTCTGGGATCAGGGTTTACGGTAACCGTCGGCACAGTAACCAACGCAACTGGCACGACTTGGCTTGGAGACAACTTTGACTCAGCCCTGTTCAATGCCACGATGTTGGAAGCGTTGACATATATGAAAGTCCTGCCTGAAGACAGAGGGTTGTACGAGGATCGTTATACACAGTCGATTGCTCTTCTCAAGAATCTGGGAGATGGCAAGCAGCGTATGGATGCTTATCGTGATGGTCAGGTCAGATTGCAGGTGAATTAATGAGCATCGTCCAGACACAGACCACAAGCTTTAAGGAAGAGTTGTACAAGGGCGTTCATGACTTGACAACTGACACCATAAAGATAGCCTTATACACAGCAGATGCAAATTTAAACGCAGATACGACTGTTTATACGGCATCAAACGAGGCAAGTGGGGGCAATTACGTGGCAGGGGGATCTGTCCTTTCTCCTGTTTCTGTGTCTTCTTCTGGGACAACGGCATACGTAGATTTCCCAGATGTGTCTTGGACAGGGGCTATAACGGCTAGATGTGCATTGATTTACAACGCAAGCAAGGGCAACAAGTCGATAGCGGTGCTTGATTTTGGGTCTGATAAGACATCCACGACGACCTTTTTGATAACCATGCCTCCGAATACAGCAACGGAAGCATTAATAAGAAGTACATATTAATTATGATCTCTAGCTCTGGCGGCGTTCTTTTGGGAGAAATTAAGGCTGTTTCAGTCTCTGGTCGAGGGTTTACTCCAGAGGAAGTCGCAGAAATGGCGCTAGAGAAAATTGTTTATGTTGGGGAAAGCTCTCATCCCGTTATCCGAGACCAAGCGGAAGCGTTCAAGAGCCAGATCCGAGCAGTATTGGTGCGGTATATGCGTCAGGCAGTTGCCTCGCATAACACCACACTGGCAAATCGCCTTCGTGAAGCGGGGCACCCTGAATTGGTAAAACTTTTGGAGAATTAACATGCCCGGATTTACTACAGCAATGCCGACCTCGTTCAAGGTGGAAATCCTGAAGGCGGTACACAATTTCACAGCCTCTACTGGAAACACCTTCAAGATTGCTCTTGGCAAGGCTACGGCATCTATTACAGGAACTTACGGCGCAGCTACGACTAGCTACACCAATCTGACGGGCAATTCGGATGAGTTGTCTAATGGAAACGGTTACACCACGGGTGGCAACACGTTGACATCAGTTACGCCGGTTGCAGACGGCACGACTGCTGTTTGTGACTTTGATAACACTACATGGAGTGGTGCGACATTTACCACTTCTGGAGCAATCATTTACAACGATAGCGCCACTGGTGATCCTGCCTGCGCAGTGTTGAATTTTGGTGGTGACCAGCAGGTGAGTTCGGGCGACTTCCAGATTCAATTCCCGGCTCCTGCGGCAGCAACTGCAATTATTCGTATTGCCTAATAGGAAGAGAATGTGCCAAACCTTGTCAAGGCTTGGGGTGAAGGTGCGTGGGGGGATGCCACTTGGGGCGGTATTCCTACGACCAATACATCAGGATGGGGTATCGGCACATGGGGTGAGAATGGTTGGGGCGGCATCATTGAAGCCAAGATTGTCACCCCAACAGGAGTATCAGGAACAGGCAGTGTAGGCAGTGTCACTCTAGTTGTAAGCCCATCGATTACCGGCGTTTCCGGTACGGGCAATGTAGGGAACGTAACTACAACAACAGGGGACATTGTGATCCCGGTTGGGGTCGAAGGAACGGGTCAGGTTGGAACAATCACCCCGTTTATATCCTTCACCACCACGGGTGTGCAGGGAGTTGGTCAGATTGGCAACTTCTCTGTACAGGTTAATGACTATGTCATACCGATTGGTGTTGGAGGTGTCGGAGCAGTAGGAAATGTAACTGTTTCGTCTGGGCTTATTTATCCTGTTACCGGAGTATCCGGAACTGGATCGGTTGGAACGGTAACCCGCCAAGTTAGCATCACGGCGGTTGGTGTAAACGGAACAGGATCAATTGGTTCGGTTTCATTCTCGATTAGCTCAACCTTTGTTGCGACAGGGGTTGGCGGGGTCGGGGCGGTAGGTCAGGTAACGCCATTCTTTGGAACAGCAGTTGAGGTTACCGGTGTTGGAGGCACAGGTTCTACAGGAACGGTTCGCCCAACACCACAGAAAACTCCAACAGGGGTTTCTGGAACAGGAGCAATAGGCACAGTCTCCTTTAAGACTGACGATAGCGTAGTAGTAACTGGCGTATCTGGCACGGGGCAGATAGGGTCGGTAGTAATAGGTGGATGGACGGTAGTTAGTAATACGCAAAATCCAAACTGGTCTGCGATTGGCAACTACCAAGATCCTAATTGGGTCGAAATTCAAGCGGCATAAGGAAAGAACATGTCTAGTACATACAGCAATCTAAAAATTGAACTGATTGCCACTGGTGAGCAGTCAGGTACGTGGGGTATCACAACCAACACGAACTTGGGCACTGCGCTTGAGGAGGCAATCGTCGGGTCTGCTGACGTTACCTTTGCCAGCGCGGACGTTACCCTGACTCTAACGGATACCAACGCTTCTCAGACGGCGCGTAACTTCCGTTTAAACCTGACGGGAACGTCGGGCGGGGCAAGAAACCTAATCGTCCCTGCCATTGAGAAGGCTTACATCGTTTACAACGGTGTCGCCGATACAGTCACAGTCAAGAACTCCACCGGCACCGGCATCGCTGTACCGACAGGCAAGACCATGATGGTCTACAACGATGGCACGAACGTCGTTGATGTGACCACATACGCATCCTCCATGACACTGGGAGCAGCCCTCCCGGTGGCTTCGGGCGGCACGGGCATTGGCTCTGGCACTTCTGGCGGTGTCCTGTACTACTCAGCTAGTGGAACCCTTGCAAGCTCTGGTGCGCTGGCAGCAAGTGCGCTGGTTGTGGGTGGCGGTGCAGGTGTAGCCCCCTCGACAATCACGACAGGCACAGGTGTCACGACGGCTCTGGGGGTCAACGTCGGCAGCGCAGGATCGGTTGTTGTTAATGGTGGAGCTTTGGGTACACCAAGCTCTGGAACCCTGACGAATGCCACAGGTCTACCTCTTTCAACAGGTGTCACGGGCACTTTACCGGCTACGAACGGCGGTACTGCACAGAGTACCTATACCACTGGTGACCTTCTGTATGCCTCTGCAACTAACACTTTGAGCAAGCTGTCAATTGGTTCATCGGGTCAGGTTCTCACGGTAACAGGTGGTGTTCCTGTATGGGGCGCATCAAGTGGTGGTATTTCAACAGGGAAAGCCATAGCTATGTCCCTTATTTTTGGCTTCTAAGGAGTTATCAAGATGGCAAATCCTAACATCGTTAACGTAACGGCAATTTACGGTAATACCGCGTACGTTATCCCTTCGTCTGCTGCTACAGCCACGACTTCGTGGACGTACAACGGTACGACTTCCCTAACTGGTTTGACTCCAGCTGCGAATACGGTCAACCGTGTGACTTCAATCACTGCGGCGAACACGACTTCCAGTGCAGCGACAGCTACGATTGCAGTGGGCAACAACGCCACGTTTGGTTCAGCCACGGTGGTTACTTACCCGGCTTACCAGATTTCGGTGCCACCTAATGCGACGCTGGTGATTGTGGACAAGACCAATTCTCTGTACATCACGGAGAACCAGTCTGTTGCTGCATATTCCGGTACTGCATCTGCCCTGACCTTCACGGCAACCTTTGAAGCTATTACCTAATAGGTGAAACATGCTTTACAGCAAAAACGGTTCTATCCCGTATCCCTACACGGACGGCACTGAAGGCTGGATTGAAGTCGAGGAGCCGCCTGTTGCCCCTGAAGGCAAGGAAGTTGTCTGGTGGTATCCACCGGGCTGGGTTGTGCGCGATCCTATGCCGGTGAAGGAAGGGTTCAAGTATTCGTGGAGCCAGTCTGAAGAGAGGTGGGTGGAGCACGCTCTGCCTGTGGTCGAAGAAGTGCCGCAGGAGCCTGCTGCCAGTGAGCCCGAGGTTGTACTGAGCAGCGAACAAATACCAGCGATGACATCTGCTGACATTTCTGCATTGGAGTAAAGCATGGGCCTGCGTTATCTGGGCAACATCAACAAGCCGGGCTATAACCCGCTTGCATCGAATATCACGACCAGCCCGAATACTGTCCAGTATCAGGGCGTATTTACGCTACAGCAGCAGGCACAGGCTATTACTACAGGGCAGTGGGCTACAGACCCTCTGTTTGACTACAGCACGTTGCTGCTTCAAGCTGACAACATCGCCAACGGTTCACAGAACAACACGTTCTTAGACTCGTCTACCAACAACTTCACGATTACTAGGAACGGCAATACTACTCAGGGTGCGTTCACGCCTTTTAGTTTGCAGCCGGGTGCGTGGGGGAATTATTTTACTGGCACCAGCCACCTTGAAACTTCTTCTACAGCAGTATCAAATTTTGGAACCGGCGCGTACACGCTAGAGTGTTGGATATACCCTGAGTCATTTACTGCCGGAGTGGTTCCTTTTATCTTCGGGTGCCCTGCTGTTGGTGGCCCTATTCAAATAAACATTAACTCAACGGGCACCATAACCATAGCTGCATCGGGTGGTTCTAATGTGGCTACCTCGACGGGCGCACTGACTTTAAATACGTGGCAGCACCTAGCAATTGTAAGAACATCAACATCGACAAACGGACTTGCTTTTTACATAAACGGTGTTTTAGCTGGTACTGCCACAGATGCTACTAACTGGTCTGCAACGCAGCCTTTTCGTATTGCTTCCTCCAGTTCTGGCGGGTCAGACTGGAGCTTTAAAGGTTACATGTCTAACGTTCGGGTATGTAAAGCCGCAGTTTATACTTCCGGCTTTATGCCTTCAAACGCGCCTTTTACAACAACGAGCCAAGGCGCATCTAGCTGCGTTCTTCTTTCCTGCCAAAATAACAGGTTTGTTGATAACTCGGCTACGGCTTCAACGTTTACTATAAACGGCTCTCCCTCCGTCCAAGCCTTCTCTCCGTTCGCCCCACAGTATCAGTGGACATCGAGCGTGATAGGTGGGTCTGGGTATTTTGATGGGACGGGGGATTATGTTACTGCGCCCGCAAATGCCGCTTATGCAATGGGGACTGGGGACTTCACTATTGAATGTTGGTTTAATACTGCTTTAACGGGCGCTCGATATATTTTTGATATGCGACCATCTGGCACGCAAGCTATCGGCGCTTATGTAAGCTCAAGCAGCCTTTACGTAAATAACGGTTCTACGCTTGACATATTGGCATCTTCAGCTTTTGTTTTGGGGGCGTGGAATCACTTTGCATATGTGCGTTCTGGCAGCGGAACAAATAATGTTTCTATATTTTTAAACGGGTCGCGTGTCTATCAAAGAACCGACACCACTAACTATTCTACTAATCCGATAGTTTATATTGGGACAGATAATACTGGTTCATACTCTAATGGTGGATATATCTCTGGGTTCAGGATATTAAAAGGTACAGCGCAGTACTCTGGGGCTACTTATACAATTCCAACAGCACCACCTACTGCAATCACCAATACTTCGCTCCTCCTCAACTTCACCAACGCCGGTATCTACGACGGCACGATGAAGAACGATTTGGAGACAGTCGGCAACGCACAGGTAAGCACCAGTGTCGTGAAGTATGGCTCAGGGTCGATGTACTTTGATGGGAATGGGGATTATTTAAGACCAAACAGCGGCAATATTTTTAACTTCGGCACGGGAGATTTTACCGTCGAGTTTTGGCTGTACTTAAATGCTACAACAGCACAAACGTTCATCGATTGTAGACCGGGCTCTGCCGGTGATTACATACTATTTGATTACGACCCTACCCTGCGGTTGTATGTTGGGTCTACTACGGTATTGTCTGGCAAATCATTGTCTACTGGACAGTGGTATCACATTGCTCTTGCTAGGTCTGGAAGCACGGTGAAATACTTTGTTAATGGAGTACAGGAAGCTAGCGCGACAATGACAACAAATCTTTTGAGTGCGTCTAATCCATATATTGGAAGTAATTATGTTCCGGGCGCG